GAATTAATTTTAATTGTAACTACAGCATCTCCTGCACCTTCATTATAAACATGAATAGATTTTACTAAAGCTCTAGAATTACCTGGAACTGTATACACATCTTTTTGAGTGTTAGTTATTAAATCGTCATTTATTTTTTTATATATATTAGCCATTAAACCAGGTAAACCTCTCTGAGTTTTCTTTTAATTGAGTTAAGTATGTAGAGTTTAACTGTTCAATAATATTAGTTAATGCTCTGTTAATTTGTCGTTGATTATCCTCTGTATATTGTTTTTTAGGTTCTGGTAATCTTACTACAATTTTTGTCATTATCTTCTTCCGTCTGGTTGAAGGTCAGCTTGGAACGTTCCGAATCTCCATGATTGACCACTGCCTAAATTTTGTATTTTTATAGCTGCATATCTTCCTCTGGCTCTAGTATCTATCTTAGTTGTAGTTGAGTTAATTGTAAAGGGACTTAATGTAGTATTAGTATTGGGGTCTGCAGGATAATCGGCTACAGAAATTGTAACACTAACGTTTCCTATTAAATTTTTAAAGTTAGGTAAGAATCTTCTCATAGCTAAAAAGTATTCTCCTACTCCTAAGTCTGTTTGCAAAGCAAAATCAAAAGATTCTATTAGAGAAGTTAGAGTAGTTGTAGTACCATCAGGATTTACTTGATCTGTACCTACTTCTTGTTCAAAGAATACACTTTGACCTAAACCTGTTTGACCTACCACAGCTGGGAAAGTACCACTAGCTGAACTATTATAAGCTGTTGCATAAGGTTGAGGGTATACTAAAGAATCAACCCAAGTAGTTCTTATTGCATTAGAGTTAACTCCTGTGTACCAGTTACCCATAGGAACTTGAGCATTATTTTCTCCATAGTTATAAACTACGTATCTGTTATTAAATGCAGATCCTGTTGTTGGATACCACCAAGTTACTTCAGTAAATAAATTATTAATACCTGCATTTACTTGTTGACCTTTAGTTGTAGCAAAGTCATCGTAAACATAATCTTCAACACTACAGGCTAGTGTATTAACAGTACCATCAAAAGAAAAGAAACCATTGTTAGACATCCAGTAAGCTACACCATCAATTTCGACAGCTGCATTCTTACCAATTAATCCACAGTTAGTACCTACTTGCTCAAAACCAAATGTAAATGGAGCTCCAACAAATTTCATTGTGTACAATGCGTTGTCTGTCCATACCAAAATGTTTTCTTTAGCTTTAAGAGATCCTACAATTTTAGTTCCATCTTGTAATCTAAAAGTACCTGCTGTGTTAGTTGCTAACACATCATAAACATTTATTTGTTCATTAACCGAAAACCTAATAAACATATCATCTTGTGTAGAGGGATTACCTATAGTTGTTTCTGTTCCAAAATGAATTAAGTGACGTGTAGTTGGAGAAATTAAAGTATCTCTAGTTGCTGTTGGGTTAGCAGTAGTTGGAAAATTAGTTGTTACTGTAGATGCATGAGTAGATAGACGAGCCGCGATCCCTGCATTCCAGGTAAAAGTTTTTCCATTCGCTATAGTTGCAACAAGAACTTCACCAAAATTACTTAAAGACCACAGTCCAGGTTCAAGCGTAACGTTGGACGCGGAAACTGCTTCACCCCACTCTGTTCCATCAACTCCACCCCAATCTCCAACACCCCAACCATACCCATAAGTTTGTGCAGCAGGACCAACTTTTTCATAAGGTTGTATAGTTGCTGTAGAATTAGCAACTGTTGTTGTTGCGTTAGCAGGTAGAGTACAAGTAAATGTAGTTGTACTAGGTACTGAAATTACTTGAACTACTTTGTCTTCTAAACTTGCTGAGGGAATTCCTGTTGTACCGGGTACAAAAGTATCAAAGACAACCATGTCTCCTACAGATAAGTTATGGATAACTGTATTTCCTAGAGTATTTTTTGTAGTAACTGTTATAGTTGGAGAACCTGACGTAGCAGAAATAATGGATAATGGAAATTGTATTTGTACGCCTGCGTTAGTACTTTTAAAAGGAGTAATATCAAAAAACTGTCCTTCAAAATATATAATTAAAAACTTATCACTTCCCATTGCAACATATCTGTTGCCATCAATATCTACAAAAGCATGTAATTTTCTAGTAACTCCACATAAAGATCCTGTTGCTAATGATTGCCAACCACCTACTTTTTCTGGTAGTCCATATCTAAATCTAACATTGTCTGATTCTATCCAACGACCCACAGCACCAACTCTAGTGTCCTGTTTGTCTACTCCGGGAGCAAATTTAATTTGTTGAAGAGCCATATAATGCTCCTATTGGTTAGTTGATTTTAATAACCAACCTTTAGTGGCGTTGACAAATATAAATGTAGTACATTGATTGTTAACATTCATGACAAAGTCTGTAGCTGCGCCGTTAATATTAGAACCGTTTCTGTTTACTGTAACTGCATTAGTTGCAAAACCATTTGCACTAGAGCCATCCATAATTGTCACTTCATCAGTAATAGCAGGAGTAGCTGGTAAATTAATTACTACAGTATTTGTTTGAGTATTAACTTCTATTTGATCTCCATTAACTGAAGTGTAATTAGTTGTGTTGGCAGAATTAATAATTTTCATTCCTGGTTTACAAAAAGCAAGAACTGTATTTGTTCCATCTGATCTTACAATAATGTTAGCACCTTCAGGCATTGGTATTGGTGAAGAAGATCCTGCTGTTTTAATTAAAAGTATAAAATTAGCATTTGTTCTAGCTGTAGAATCTTTGATAATATAAGTTCTAGTTGCTGTACCACCTGTTGTAGCAGCAGGTATAATTAAACTAATACTAGCTGTCATTGTGCCAGTTAGTTCTAGAAATAAATTCTTACCGTTAGCTGTATCTGAACCATCGGCTAAACTTAAAGTAACGTCTGTACCACTTGTCATAGGAACAGTCACATAACCTGAAGCGGCTTGTTGTAAAATTTGTAAATTAGTATTGGTTATGGTTCCCCATTGACCAGCTTTCTCACCGGTTGTGATTAGTTCTAATGAGAGGTCAGTTGAATAAGTTGATGCCATAATTAAAAAGGTTCTATTGGTGTCCAGATCATATTTACTCCTGGTATTATATTGTTCCACGTAATTATTCCAGGTTCTACAGTGTTTAAACTTAAAGCTACAGAACTTGGTACAATTGTTGCTCCTCCAGTTACTATAACATTTGTTGTAAGTAACGTCAACTCGTTCTTTGTGACATTAGCACTAGCATCAACCTTAACTATAACGTTTTTTATTGCAAGAGTTAGTGGGTTTTTAGTAATACTAGTAGTAGCTCCACCACTAATAGTTAAAGTTCCTAGTCCTAAAGCGAATTGATTTTTGGTAACATCTTCAATAATTGAATCTGCTATAATGTTAACATTACCAATATTAATTTCTAATTGGTTTTTAGTTAATGTAACAGTTACTTGATCTTCGCCAGTAGTCGACCAAGGTTGCGCTGCGAATGAATCAAATCCAAACAGCATAATTACCTAGCGTTGTTGGGAACGTTATTTGTACCGACTAGGGATTGGCCGAAAGCCATAAAAATGTAGTTACTTCCATTTGTGTTTGTATTGCCACTAGTTCCCCTAATTTTAAAACCATTTGAAACTATATCTATATATGTTGCAGATTCTGCTGCTTCAGCAGAAGAAGTATTAGCTTCAAATACACTATTTAGTACATTAAATCCAAGTCTTTTATTGTCATATAAAAACCATTCCGAAGTAGAATCTGTCTTTTTAAACATAACCCAAGATGGTTTAAATCCTGTGTAAAGAAATGGTCCATCAGCATTCCCTGAGCCAAAATATGAACCAAATTTTGAGTAGCCTTGTTTTTCTGCGAATACATAAGCTATGTAATACGCACCACTAGCATTTACTCTTTGGTCAGTACCAACTGAAAATACAGATGCAGTAGGAGATGTGTCATTCCAATGACCAGTAGCTTGAGCTGCAGTAGCATCTAAAGATAAGTATTTATTACTTCCTAAATTTTGGTTATACACCATCCAACTAGCAGTACCATCATTATATCGTTTCACTATAATCAGTTGTGGAATAACCCCTAAATTATGTGCAACTGTTTTAGCACTTCCAGAACCTGTGTAAGATACTATATCAAATCCAGCAGTTGCAGTTTCTTTCCAGTTCCATGATGCAAAAGTTTCATTATTTTTATTAGCTGTATCTGCTGAACCTACTGTAAAACCATCTGTACCAAAAGCTGTTAATCCAGAAATTGTAGATTCAGGAGCACCAGCAGGTGGTATGGATAATCTTTTAGTTACACCTCTTACTGAATCATAGAAGTTATGGTATTCAGTAATAGTTCTTGTTTTCAACCAAACTAAATCTGGTTGAAAACCAACTCCAGTAATTGATTGTGTTCCACCATTACCAGTATAAAGTTTAGTATTAAAATAATCTGTAGATTTATTAATTGTTGTGTATGCCATTATAAATTTAATCCTTTCGTTGATAAAGCTGTGTAGCCAGTTGGTACATCATGTTCGAATATTCCGTTGCTACTTGCGTTAGTTCCTGCACTGGATACTGCTGATGTATTAAATGAACCATTGCCAAAATTAAATGCTACACTATATCCAGAGTTATAATTTACTCCCCAACATGGTATATAAATATTATTATAAGCTCCATTTGTAGCAGTTGGTGTAAATGCACCTGTTCCAGTAGAACCACTTGTAGGGTCACCACTGTTTAACCAAGTACCATCTTTACCAAAATACATTTTATTATTTACTGCGTCATAAGCTAAACACATAACTGTTGATGGTTCATAACTACTTCCAAAAGTTCCTGCTAAACTGCCTTCCACATAAACTCGACCACTACCATCAATTACAGTAGATGATGCAACACCATCAGTTAAATCTTCTGAAGTTGAATCTGTACTTTTTTGAGAAATTCCAAATAAAACACTATTACTGGAGGCTCCGTTTGATTGTCCTTGTAATTTAATCTCCCAATAATATTTCCCTGTTGGTGCTAAACCCATTGTTGCAAGAAGATAAGTTCTCGGTCCATTTCCTGCTCCAACAGAAGTATTACCATAAGCTAAATTAAAATTAGGATAATAATTATCTAAAGGATTCATTGTAGCAAAAACATTGTCTGGACAATCTTCTGTGTTTGTAAGTGTACCACCACTAACTGCAAAATTACCACTTGAATTTCCTGCATCATTTATAACTCTATTACCATTTTTTAAAATAAAAAACCCATTATCACCATAAGTGACAGTTGCGTTAGTATTTATTTTCCACTGACCCGTGACAGAATCTATAGAACCAAAAGTAGTTGGTGCATAACTTTGACCATCAGCATACTGACAATAAGATAAACTTCCATTAAAATAAGCTCCTGGAGATGATGCTTGATACCTACCCCATACCATAATTTTTTCTCCTAAATCTAAAGCAAAGTTTTGATTTGGCATAGTAGCTGTACTTCCATTAGCATTATCAAAAGTAATTTGAGAACCATTAACATAAATTCTTACCCTATCTGTACTTGTGGATTGTGTAGTGTCCCATCTTACGACTACGTTATACCAACCGCTAGTATCTCTAAACAACATATTAGTATCATAATTAAATTCAGTAGAACCATCATAAACAGAAACTCTAAAAGTGTTATCAGATTGTAATTCAAGTTGAAATTTTTCATTATGACTTGCCGCATTTTCATGCATAAAAATAGTTTGTGTTCTATTTAAATCTCCTCTTTTTAACCAAAAAGAAAATGTCCAAGTTTTATCGCTAGTGACATTTCCTGTTGCCGCTCTGCTTATATATGTATTAGCCATTAGTTAAATTGTCCTCCGCCTGTTGCTCCGTATGAGCTAGTTAGTGAAAATGCTCTGTCTGCTGTTTGGCCATCGCCATCTGTTACTTTAATAGTAAAGTTATAAGTTGTAACAGCACCGTCATTTAAACCAAAGTTACTTGAACTTATCACACCCGTTGAAGTATTAAAAGTACAATTAGCGCCTCCTGAAGAAGTCTGTAATAGTATTTGAGAAGAACCTGCTAAAACAGAATAAGCCAATGTTGCATCTCCAGTTGCAACTACTGTTGCAACAGTGCCAGAAAATCCACCTACAATAGTTCCTAAAGATCCTGTAGCTGTTTGCCATTGTGGTCCTGTACTTACAGTTATTAAAGCAGAACTTGATCTACCTGCTAAACCATTTGTATTTTCCACTCTTACAAAGTAAGCACCATTAACAGAAATGTTAACACTTAATGTTA